ATATTATTTAGGTGTAATACAAAAACAATTTAAGCTGACCTAACGGCTAGACGGGGAGAAGGAGATATTTATGAATAAGTGTTTCGAGTTAACTGAGAAGTTTGTAGAGAAGTGCAACGAAATTGAGATGGAGTTCGCATACTCCATATCAGAGTCAATGCACGAGGGGGTGTTATCTCACGATAGTAATTATCGTGAGAGTCACCATCAAGCATTTGGCGATTTGTTAGATGTCTATTTAGAGTTTCGGGGAAAAGTCCCTGAACCTCTATTTAGCGAGGTGTTTAGCAACCTTCAGGAAACCATATCAACCGATTGTGGTTGGGAATAATGGTTTCCAAGAATTACCACGCTCTGTTCCTGCATTTAAGGGTGTGGTGATTCTTTTTTCCCTATTATTAATTATTATAGTAAAAAATACACAGTAGTAATTAAATAAACTATTTTGGAAGAGGTAAGTATATGAAGAATAATATTAAAGAGATGATTAATGATAGTAAGGGTAAGGTGAAAACCCTTATGAATACTATTGAAGATTTATTATTGGAGAACTCTATCAATTACACATCTAATACTTCTAAGACAGAATTTATCGTCGAGGATAATAAAGATGTTGATAAAGTTATTAGTGCACTTGATAATACCAATCTTACAAATTGTGCATTATCCATTAGGAAATATAATAAGAATACTTATGTTAGATTACGTTATAACTAATTAGAGCTGGTAGATAAAATATTTTATCTACCAGTGTATTAATTGTATTATAAGACAATATTTATAGAAGGATGATTTATATACCATAATCATCCTTCTATAATATTTATCTGAATTTCTTTAAAATTGCTGTTGCAATCAACTTTGGTCGCATTTTGTCAGTTACTGAGTTATCTAGTGTAGTTACAGTATAACCATCTAATACACTCATATCAAACTCTTTTTCTTCTGCTAAGAATCTCCTACAGATTTCAGAGCAATTAATTTCATCTTTAGGCTTTAGACTTTCTCTCTTAATAGATCTGAATAATCTGCTTGTATCATTAGCATCAATATATACAACTTCACAACTATCCTTAAAATTGATATCTGGATATTTTTTCTTAAAATACTCCTCAATCTTAAGAATAGCACCTGGTGTAGATTGTAAGTAGATATTATTAGACTCTTCTAAATCAGATCCCACCATATAATAGTACCATGATTCATTATCACTAATATGATATTCTCTTGATTCTACGATATCATTATTATCTTGATATTCTTTATATTTTTCAATATCATCAAAATAATAATCCTTACCATCTTCTTCATTAGGTCTAATAGGTCTAGTTGTATGCATTACCCATCTCTTAACATTGAGATTATCATGCTCTGCAAACTTATCTACATTCTTAAGAATTGTGTCTTTACCAGATCCTGATTTACCAATTACAAATACTATTTTCATACTAATTTACCTCGCTTTCTATTGGTATTAAGCATATGTGGTAAATACTTTAAAATAAAATTTTAAGGTAAAGGAGGTATAATACATTGGAGAAAAATAAGCTATTGTTAGAAATTGAAGACATTTATCCAGAGATTAAATCAGATATTAGCTCTAGGAAAATTACTAATGAGACTTATAAAAATCTTAATAAGATTAGTAAGAATCTCAGTATGATTTTCCATAAAGATATTTCTATTAGTCTGAGTGATAGTGTCAAATTAAAATCTAATAAATATTTCCTAATGTGTGTATATCCTAATTCAAATATATTAGAAGAATATACTATAGCACTTCTTAATGGAGATGATCTTAATGAAGGTGAATTTATCGAATCATGGAAGAATATTTCTTCATGGACTATTGAGATTGATAGTAAGATTTTTGATAATAACTATATTGACATTAGTAGTGAGGAATTTGTAGCATTACTTCTACATGAATGTGGTCATGTTATCTTTACAGATAATATCCCACATAATGTTTTTACTAAGACTAATCTAATGTATTCTGATATGGATTTAGGTAATAAGCAAATTATCAATCTAACACCATTGAAGAATTTTATCACTGTAACTATTATGAAGATGTGTAATTCAAGAGCTATGTTAAGTTTAAAGAATTATTTAAATGAGACTAAAGCTGATAAGATGTCTATTCATTATGGTTATGGATTTGCATTAAAAAGTGTATTAGAGAAAATCATTAACTTCAATATCAATAATAAGAAGATTACTAAGAATATTGATGATGTTAAACAAATGGATACTCTTATTGATTCTCTAAGAGCTAGAGATAGAACTGCTACAGTTAATAAATTTATTATGGGATTACCACCATCTAAGATGATGAGAGATAAGTTATATAACTTTGAATCTACTATCTTAAATGAAGATGGTACTCCAGTATCTAATGATGTTTATAATAAGCTATCAGATACTTATAATAGAATTTATGATAGTGCATATACTGTAGAAGCATTTGATTTATTTAAGAAGAAGCTTAGTAGAATTGATAATGATGTTCCAGATTATGTAGACATTAAGAGTGGAAGTATTCAGTCTAATGATGATAAGCTTATGTTAATATCATATATCAATTCTAAAGTATCATTAATTGATTGGTATTTATCTATCATTAATGATCCTAAGGCTAGAAATAATTATAAGATATTTAATTCGGAATCTGAATTAGTATCAATGAGAAAAAGATTATTATTAGCTAAAGATAGGATTATGGCATATAAGGTACCAGATTTTGATTATACTCTATCAATTCAATATCCAACTGGTTATGAGGGGTAATTAACATTATGGCTGATAAGAAATATTTTATTGAGAAGAATAATACGTTAGTATGTAATATCCCAATGATGGAATTATATATTCCAAATTATTTCTATGAGAATAAATGGGCTAAGAGATTAGCTAGTACAATTAACTCATTTGGATTAGTTGAAGTTGGTATATTCGATAATGGTAAGAGAGTATTAACTAAATTATTGAAATTACCAGTATTCGTTGATTTCTATATTCATGAGATTAGAGACAATGATACTATAGAATTTGAGCATACAGAAGCTGAGAAGTGTACTGTATTAACTTATAGAATGGGACAAGAGATTACTGATTTGATACTAGTACAAGATTCGGCTAATGGTGAAGTATTCTTGGATATGATTACTAAGGGTAAATTACCACACTCAGTTCCATATAATAAGGTATTACAACTATGGATGAAGAATCAGGAATTAGCATCTATTAGTTTTGGTACAGCTTCAGTTACTGATGAAATTGTATTAGCTGTATCTTATAGAGATAAGAATGATGTTAATAAAGAATTTTGTACAGTTTATGGAACTGGTAAAGTTGGAGAGTATGATTACTCTACAGCTAACTTCCGTAAGATTTGTCAATATTCTTCAACATTCGCTGGAATATCTTATGAGGATATGAACACAATGATTACAACTTCTCTTAATAGAGCTAGAGAGAAGAGAGAAGAAACTCCAACTCCAGTAGAGAAGATTATTAAGTATTAAGATAATAGGAGAACTATGTTGATTAGTAGTTCTCCTATTATCTATCCCGTGAAACCTATATCTAATATAGAAGAAGGAGATGAGTTAGTAATATGGATATTAAAATCTTCTATGAAAATCCATTAAAAACATTGAATGATGACTATATGGCTATAGTTAAAGATGTTGTTATCAAGTATAGAAATCTAGCTATAGTACAAGAAGATTTAGAGATGACTAAGTATGTTAATCAATATATGGACACATATTTTAAAAAAGATGTCTTTGAGAGTTACACATATGATAGTTCAGATTTCACAGCGGTTGGTGTTAGTGATCCAAATGAAATTAGAGAGTATTTAGCTGATTCAGATGATATTCCTAATGGTATTAAAGAATCATTAGTTGAATTAAAAAGAAATAAAACACTGAATGAATATGTTGAGAAGAATGAATATTATCGTATGTTAAATGGTCTACCTAAGTTAGATGATAAAGAGTTTGTATATCTCCCATATGATAGATGTGTTGAATTAGGAATCAATGCTACAGATCCAATTCATAATATTAGGAAAGTCAATGGAGATCATATCATAGACTTAATAGAAGCTAGAGGTTGGTTAGATGATCTTATTAAAGAAAATCCAGATAAGGAATATCTTAAATATATTGGAAAAAAGAATATAGATCCAGTATTTGCAAGACGTGCAGCATCATATGATCTATTATACTTACCTAAGATATCTTCTGAAGATTTAAGAGATAAATTTATCATTATCTATAATCAGTGTAGAGATTATTTTGTTAAGACTATCTATACACCTCAGATGAGTAAGATGATAGATTACTATGATAATTTTGTAGGTCTATGTATTATGATGATGACACTACAACAATTAACAGTTAGGTCTATTCAATATTCTATTGATAGAGACTTTTTTAATATGGATCAGATTAAAGCATTATTTGATACTTATGATGTACCATATTTTGATAGTTTAGATATAGACACTCAAAAAGCTATTTGTAATAATATCAATATTATGATTAGAGATAAAGGTACTAATAAGATTATTTATGATATTGCTAGAATACTAGGGTTTGATGATATTAAGATTTATAAGTACTATTTAATGAAATCACATATATTATCAGAAGAAGGATATCCATCATTTTCTACTGTATCACAATATGATGAATCTACTGGTCACGATGTTATTACATATGATTATCAATCTATGTATGATGTATACTTCCAAAAAGTAGATGTTAGAAATTATGATATGCATGATGCTCTTAATGATCCTAATATGAGAGAAACTTACACATCAGTAACTTCTGGAGATCCTTATTGGGTAGTAGATGATGATCTGTTAAGAGAGTTATATGAGAGTGAGTATAACTATAAAGAGAGTAAATATCTAGGTTTATCTATATCATATAAATTAACAGATATCTTATATGAGTTTATTTTATTATTTAGAGAAATCTGTAGTAATAAGGATTTGTTAAATGATATCTTAATAGATCTACCTAGTGTATCAACAACTCAGAAATTTAATGTATTTGATTCTATAGCATTCTTAGCAGCATTATTATCTAAGAAATATGGATTAAAAGGTGAGATAGTTAGTAAGTCATCACAAGTATATGCTGTATTAGATGCTAATGAATATGTCGCTAATCCACAAGATGGTAAGAATGATACATTTGGATTTAATTTTGATTTCTTTAATAGTATTGATTATCAGAGAAGAAAAGATGAAGTTGTACAATATATGACACCAGAAGAACAGAGAGAATTTGAAGGTTATATATTGACACTAACATTAGATACTTCTAGCAATTCTCAAAAGATTCTAACATTCAATAAGATGTATAATAACACTAAGAAGTTATCAACATTCTTAATCAATATGATGAGTAAAACTAATTCCTTAGAAGCTTATGAGACTTTTAGAAGGATGTATAATACTATCTTTTATGTTAAAGAGACTTCTAAGATGTTTACTACATATAGTGGAGTAGTTCCAACAACATATGCTGAATATCTCAGAGATACACAACCATTGTTATATAATAAGCTTACTGAAACTAGTAGGGAAGACATACATCTTATGATAGCCCATGTTATTGATAGAATTGATAATGTTATTGATGGTCTTAAAAATATTCAGGTAGTAAATAATGCAACATC